GATTGGTTGGATGGAAAATTAGATACAAGAGAAGCCGATTTTGCGGTTTTTGACAATAAAGCACAAACTACATACTATGAGGAAGCTCCGCAAACTCTCGAATCTTTCATTTAATATTGTACAAATCGAGAAACTTATAGTATAATTATATCTTAAAATTAAGGAAAATAATATGTCGTTACTAGATAAACTTAAGAAAACAAGTAGAGTTACCGGAACAGAAATTCTTTCGGACTCTAAATTATTCGGTGAAAAAGAACTTACACCGACGTCAGTGCCAATGGTAAACGTTGCACTTTCAGGAAGTATTGATGGTGGCCTTGCTTCAGGACTTACGGTATTAGCCGGTCCAAGTAAACACTTCAAAACTTCCTTCGCATTACTTATGGCTTCATCATATTTGAAAAAATACGATGACGCAGTTTTACTTTTTTATGATTCAGAATTTGGTTCACCGCAATCTTATTTTGAAGCATTTGAAATCGATACAAGTCGTGTACTTCACACACCTGTTACTAATATTGAAGAATTGAAATTTGATTTAGTTAATCAATTAAATGAAATTGACCGAAAAGATCGAGTTATTGTGGTCATCGATTCAGTTGGTAATATCGCTTCTAAGAAAGAAGTTGAAGATGCACTTAACGAAAAGTCTGTTGCGGATATGACTCGTGCAAAAGCACTTAAAGGTTTATTCCGTATGATTACACCAATGCTTACATTGAAAGATGTACCATTGCTAGCAATCAATCACACTTATATGGAACAAGGTTTATTTCCTAAACAAATTGTTTCAGGTGGCACAGGCGTAATGTATTCAGCAGATAACGTATGGATTATTGGTCGTCAACAAGACAAAGTTGGCACAGAAGTTCAAGGATATCATTTCGTTATCAATGTAGAAAAATCGCGATTTGTTAAAGAAAAATCTAAAATTCCTATTTCAGTTTCTTGGGAAGGTGGTATCGAAAAATGGTCAGGCTTAACCGATGTTGCAATTGCTTGCGGTTATGTTATCAAACCAAAAAATGGTTGGTACCAAGCTAAGAATCCTGAAACAGGCGAAGAACTTTCAGGCAATGTACGAATGAAGGATACATTGAAGAAAGAATTTTGGGATGTCGTATTTGAAAAAACAAATTTTGCAGCTCACCTTGAAAAACGCTACAAGGTTGCATATGAATCAGTATTAGGAAACGAAGATGTCAGCGAAGAAGATTAATCTAGATCGGTATATACAATTCGTAGAAAAAGGCGATAGTGAACTTTATGCATTAAAGATTTTACATGGGCCTTATTCTGGTGTAATATATACTTACGGTAAAGTTAAGTTTGAAGGTTCTGTCGATGAACCAGTTGTAAAATTTGATTTTACTATTAATGAAGTTCCTAAACCTAAAAAGAAAAGTAAATTAGAAAAGTCAAAGCCATTCAAAAATTTTATCGGCGATGTTTTGATGACTTTGATCGAAGAAAAAGTTAATGACGAATCTACAAACACTAATACTGAAGAATCTGACGAGTAATGAAGAATATTGCAGAAAAGCATTGCCTCACATAAAGGCTGAATATTTCGAAAATGAACATAAACCAGTTTATGAACTTATTCTTCAATTTTTATCTAAATTCAATAAATTACCAACTTCATCATCGCTAGATGTTGAGTTTCAAAAGTCTGATTTTATAAATAAATCTAATCGTAATGAAATTCATAATCTAATCCTTGATTTGAATAATCATGAGGAAGTTGACAGAGAATGGCTACTGAACTCTACCGAGGAATGGTGTAAAAATCGCGCAGTATATCTCGCAATCATCAAATCAATCAGCATCATAGATGGAAAGGAAAAACAATTAACAGATGGTGCAATCCCCGGAATCTTATCCAAAGCACTTCAAGTGTCTTTTGATACGAATGTAGGCCACGATTATTTTGAAAACTCAAACAACCGATACGATTTCTATCACCTTCAAGAAGATAAAATTCCCTTCGATTTATCATTGTTTAATACAATTACAAAAGGTGGTATTTCAAATAAAACTCTTAACGTTATCCTTGCGGGTACAGGTGTGGGAAAAAGCTTGGCAATGTGTCACTTTGCTTCTGCCAATCTCGCCGCAGGACAAAACGTCTTATATATCACCTTGGAAATGGCAGAAGAAAGGATTGCTGAACGAATCGATGCGAACCTATTTGACATTCCAATCGATCAACTTGAGACGTTGCCTAGGGAATTATTTGATTCCAAAGTTAACAACCTCAAAGGCAAAACACGAGGCAAACTTGTCGTTAAGGAATATCCAACCGCGACAGCTCATGTTGGACACTTTCGAGCGTTATTAGACGAACTTAAACTTAAGAAAGACTTTAAGCCTGACGTTATTTACGTAGATTATTTAAATATCTGCGCAAGTTCTCGTATGAAAGGTCTTGGTGGTTCGGTTAATACTTACTCTTTAATTAAAGCAATTGCTGAAGAATTACGTGGCCTTGCGGTTGAACAAAACATTCCTATTTGGTCTGCGACACAGGTAACACGTACAGGATTTGGCAATACCGATGTTGAACTTACAGATACTTCTGAATCATTTGGTTTACCAGCAACTGCAGACTTAATGGTTGCTCTTATCTCAACTGAACAACTTGAAAGTATGAATCAACTAATGGTAAAACAATTAAAGAATCGTTATAACGATCCAACACAAAACAAAAGATTTGTAGTTGGTATTGATCGATCAAAAATGAGATTATATGATGTAGAAGATTCAGCACAAACATTGTCAAGCGATGAAATAACACATACAGCACCAACTAACAATAACGACTTTAGCGCATTCAAGATATAATGTTTATTACGGCAACAGGTTCAGGCATAAGAAAACGTGAAATAGCATGTGACATAGCACATTTCTGTGCACTGAACCTAATGCCTAGACTTGAAAATAAATTATATGTTAATTTAAGATTGATACATAATTTACGTGGTAAGGAAAGTTTAGCAGGCGATTGTATATGGGAAGATGATACATGCACACGTCCCAGGGAATTTACAGTTCGTGTTGATTCATCACAAAATATGCAAGATATGTTAGAAACAATTGCTCATGAAATGGTGCATGTAAAACAATATGCTCGTGGAGAATTAAAAGATTTTACTAGAACAACTAAATTGTGCAAATGGAAAGGTAAAACCATGGAATGGGAAAAAGTAAAGTATTACGACCTTCCTTGGGAAATAGAAGCACACGGCCGTGAAAGAGGCTTATTTATAGCGTGGTTTGAACAAAGTCAATGGAAAAAATGCAATTGGGCCAATTATTAAAGTGTGTTCTATTATAAATAGATTTAAATAAACATAACTTTAACACACTATGGGAACTATGCAATTTAAAGACTATCTTACAGAAGAACTCGCAACAGGCTCGTTAGAAAAAGCCGGATATGTTATCTTAAAATACCTGAGAAAAAAGACTGGATATAAGTCCATGTTTGCAAACTTAGGATTAGAAAAATTTAAAAACTCAAATGGAGCAGGTTACGGTCTTAGATATTACGCTCCTGGCAAAAAAATAGAATCAGTTCGTTTCAATTGGAAAAGCGTTGGAGGAGCTAATTCGCAGAATTTAACTTCAATTGATATGTGGAATGGTTCAACACAAGGACCATCATATCACATTTCATTCGATAGAGATGTTTCATTAGCACAAGTATTACCACAAGTTGCTGATATGATGAAAAGTGGTAAGTTTACATCATATCCTAAAGATGTTTCTCTTAAAGAAGCATTAGATATTGATGATTTTAATTTAATAACAGAAGCTGTCGATCCTGAAGATGCATATGACAATGTAGTAAAATTAATTGCAAGTCCTGGATTTACAAAAATAAAAGTTTTTAAAGTTTGGAAATCAGTTGGTCTTAAAATATTTGATGAACTTGAAGCACAAAACCCTACGTTAATTAAAAAAGTTGGAAGACAATATATGTGGAAAGGAAGTAGAACTGATGAGAAAAAACTTCTTTCACAAAAGTCAAATATCCTTGGAGCAATTGGTGCTGTAAGTGGTACAGTAAGAGGT